TCACGATGGCCGGATGGAAACCGGATCACTATTAAACACAAAAAAAGCACCGAAGCGGCTGTTGTCTTAAAACTTCTTGAGTAAAGGGAGTGTCAATATGAAAAACGATTACAGAATAGACGGGGAAATCGCTGTGATTTTTATCAAGCGCCGGAACGGTGATGTTTTTGAAACTATGGTGAGTACAGAAAGCTTGCCAAAACTCTTAAAAAATAATTGCACATGGTGTATTGTGCCCACCCGTTATCCTGATGTCTATTATGTACAAAATTCAAAGCGGCAATATTTACACCGTTTCATTACAGATGCACCTGTCGGCATGGTTGTGGATCACATAAATCATGACACCTTGAACAACACTTTGGAAAATTTGAGGGTAGTTTCAAATAGCGAAAACATCGCCAATAGCTATAAACGAGATAAAAAAGGAAGGCTCATAAAGCGTAGGAAGAATCATGATTTAGAACGGGGATGTATTTATTTTCATAAAAACAAACGTCGCTGGATCGCAAGAATCACAGAAAACGGGAGAAGGAAACAGATAGGACATTTCCAGACAGAGGACAAAGCGATTGATGCCTTGAGAAGTTACTTGAACCAACAATCAGCATCCTAAAAAAAAGAACCGAGGTTACCCCCGGCTCTAATTAAACTCGACACTTAATTATAGCACACAGGGGGCGCTAAGAATGTACAACCCAAGAGAAATTAATTTAAGCAAAGATACAACAATCGAACAGGCAATTGAGCCGGGCAAAATACAGATCATCGTTTTAGACGGGAGCCAGGGCACTGCACATGTCTTGGAAGCCCCGGAACATGGCAAAACAATCATTCAAACGGCAAAGGGCAGCTTTGCTCGAGTCGATCACGAAATAGGTTTCAAAATCAAATAGCAGGGGCTTTCCCCTGCGGGGGAGGAACGGGCATGAAAGAGAGAATTGAACGTCTTAAAAAACTGACATACATTCCGCAGAATGACATTTCTTGGCTTATAGAGCAAGCTGAAATGTCTGTTAAGCAGCGGGAAATCATCGAGGAAAATAAGCGCCAGCAGGAAGTAACGGTTCATCAATTCCGGCAGGCTCAAAAGGACATCCAACAACTAAGCGGGGATAGGAAACGATACAAACAGGCATTAGAGAAGATCATTACCAATCTCAATTTTGCGATAACAGTTGCTCAAAATGAATTGGAAGGTGCTGCGGAATGATCCCTTTACAAGTTGAGCTTCAGCGGGCAGTCAAAGCCACTAAAGACGAAGCGATGACAGTTGAGCAGGCTGCGGAATATTTGAAAGTGCATCCAGATTACATACCGGTGCTCGTGGCAAAGTCAGACGATCTGAAAATGATCGGTGATGAAACAATCATTGCAAAGCGTGATAAGACAAATGGCTGGCTCATTGGGGCGATGGTTTTGGTTTTATTCTTTGCAATCGCAGTCGGCTGGGAATAGGGGGATGACATCATGATTAATGACCTAATATTTCATATAATATTCCTAAGATATTATTTTAATCTGCAAAATAATACAACTTTTTATGAGTAAAATGAATTGCTTATTTTTGTGTTTTTACAAATCTATATAATTATTTACAAATTACGTTGATTTTTCCAGGATGGATGTTACAATAATATGGAAAAGAAAGGAGAGATTCATATGTTAAAAGTAAGAAAAAGTATTTTTGCTGTAATCTTTAGTGCTGTCCTATTAATTCCTATTGGTGCATTAGCTGCTAGCTATAGTCCGCGGTTTGATTTTTATCACCAATTTACTACTCCTAATTATAGTATGGGTGCTTCTAATATTAAGCTGACATCACATGCTCAAACAGGAGGAAAATCAATTACTTTTAAAATAAATGTTCGAAGAGTTACAGGGTGGTTTAGTGATGAATCAATTGGTACAAAGTCTTTCCCTGGGAATTCTACATCGACACAAACTTATAAAAACAGCAAAAAAGGAAAATATTTTTTGAAATTCACAAAAACTAATAATGGAATCCCTACACAAGGTTGGGTAGATATGAGAAACTAAGAACAAATAATTTAAGAAGTGGGGATTATTTGTGATTCGTGGAACCTTACCTTTATTTTTGTCAGTAGTTGCTTATTTGCTCTTTATTATTTACAGAGTAATAGTACGTTTAGTCTTGAAGAAAAATAAGTGGAGTCTGGAAAAGCATATCATTGTTTTTGCAACATTCTTCTATTTTGGAGCATTAATAGCAGTTACATTGTTTCCTTTGCCAATAAGTACTGTTGATATTGAAGAAACTAAAAGCATGGGCGAACATAACAACTTTGTTCCTTTCAAAAGTATGGCTTCAACTTTTAATCTTGGAAGTTTATTTATAATTACTCGTACACTTGGTGGAAACTTAATACTTTTGTCGCCACTAGGAGTATTTCTGCCTGTTTTATCAAAGAAATTTTGTAAATTAAAACGTTTGATAATAATAGGATTTTGCATATCCCTTCTTATTGAGATATCACAATTAACTATTTCAAGTATAATTGGAGCTACATATCGATCTTTTGATGTTGATGATTTAATTCTAAATACTTTAGGTATTAGTCTGGGATATGTCTTTTACAAACTTATATATCCTATGCTAAGAAAAGAGCTTTTTGAATTTGAGAAAGAATCAATATGATTTGAATCAACATTAATTTTATCTGAAATCTGAATTATGTCCTAGACGGAAAGCCTGCGGACACTGAACTTACAGCAATAGCGCTGTTTGTTTGGTGTCCGTTTTTTATTTGAGCGGAGGGATGACATGAAACAGGAAAAGAAAAAGCCCAATAAAAACGCGCAGGAGCGTTCTGAACGTTTTTGGCGGCAAATGATGGGGCAAGACAGGCAAACACTCAGAAGAGGCAAAGGCGGCGCTTATAAACGCAGAAAGTAAAAGGGGAGTTTCAGGATGAAATACGGATTCGCTTATAAAAACGGAAAGCTTGTAAATATCTTTTGCGGCAAAGAAGAGCTTTATAACGAGTTGAAAGCCTTCTTGGTCAAAACCTTCAGTATCAGCGTGAAAGAGGTATCGAGGCCTCAATATATCGCAGAGCAAAAAGCAAACAACTGGAGTGACACTTACTCTATTTAACTATCAGGAGGGAAAGCACTATGACAGATCAAATGATTGCTTGGGAGATTGAGGAATGGATTCGTGATTATAAATTCATGCTGCGGGAGATCAAAAGGCTCAACCGTGTATTAAACAAAGTGGATTTTATTGGCGGAAAGCTTACTGCAACATACGGGGATGAAGCGGGCATGCCAAGGGGGGCAGCAGGCGTCAGTCAGGCAGAATTGCGACAGATGGACCGAAGAGAGAGACGGCTCCACAAATATGAATCTATTGTGCATTACCTGGACAACGCTATGGAACACATTGAAGAAGAAAAGCACCGAATCGTTTACGATTGCATGATGGAAGGCATGAGCTACACTGCTATTGCAAACCACCTTGATTGCTCCCGGGATACTATCAGAAAGATCAAAACAGCCATAATCGGCAACATCGTCAATAAAGTCAAAGAAGCCAACTTTCTGCAATATTTGAACTCGCTTAAATCGGCAGTGTAAACTTGAAGGCAGGACGGGGAGGCGAAAACATTCCGCGTCACAACAAAATAAAATATAGTGATTCAAGAGCTCTATGCCCTTATAAGGTATAGGGCTTTTTGTATCCGGAAAAGAGGGAGAAACATGGCATCATTAAAGGGAGTAAGTGCTAATCCTACAAAGGCCCAGCACAGTTTGAAAGAGGACAAATACGTCACAGTAGCAGTCAAAAATGACAATAGTTATATTGCTGGTCCCAATTTGATTCCTCAGCGTCTTGTGAGTGGTAAGTGGGTATCTCTTGATATTGATTCACCTAACCCATTAAAACCAGATGAAAAAGCTTATGATAAGTTCGACATCAAAGAATATCTGAATAAAGCTGGTACTTATCGTTTCAAAGTTGAGGTTTATAAATACGATAAAAACGGGGATTATGTCACTACTTTAGGAACATTCTACACTAGCAATTTCTATATCAAGTAGCAGCAAGCGGAGCGTCATCAGTACGGTGATGCTCTCTTTATATTCTTTGTAAACTGAGTCCAGTGAATCTCAGACTGCTGGTAAGGCCTCTGAGTATGGGCTCAGTTTAGAGTGAATATCTCCAAAACAAACACGAATTAGAAGGGGGCGGCGGTGAATGTAGATGGCTGAAAAGCACATTCAGGCGTATAAGGATTACGTCAAAGGCATGAAATACAAGGACCTTGCCGAAAAGTACGGGGTGTCAGTGAACACCATTAAATCGTGGAAGCAACGGCATGGTTGGGAAAGGAAAAAGGGTGCACCCTCTGAAAAAAGTGTGCACACAAAAAAGGGCGGACAGCCCGGCAACAAAAACGCAATAGGAAACAAAGGTGGCGCGGCTCCGGCGGGTAATCAAAACGCTGTGACTCACGGCTTTTTCTCTAAATTCTTGCCAGAAGAAACGCTTGAGATCATGGAAGAGATTCAGGAGCGTTCGCCTGCTGATATGATATGGGATCAAATTCAGATTCAATATGCAGCCATTATCCGGGCGCAAAAGATCATGTTCGTTTCTGATAAGGAAGAAATGATTAAAGAATTGAAAAAGAAAAGGTCCCTCATATCTGAGGTCAGCGAAATTGAAGAGGAAGAGTATGAATTTCAATTCGCTTGGGATCGTCATGCAACCTTCCTGAATGCTCAATCTCGGGCAATGGGAGAGCTAAGGGGCTTGATTAAACAGTTTGACCAGCTGGCTCACGAAGCAGACGAGCGGCGCCTTAAATTGGAGCAAATGCGCTTGAATATCGAGAAGACAAAGGCTGAGACAAAGAATGAGAAATCCGGAAAGAACCGGGTTGTTATCGTTAATGATAAAGATGCTATGAGGAAGGCAATTAGCGATGGAAACCAAGACAATTAAAATTACTGACCTCATGAATAAGAATTTTTATTCTTTCTGGCTGAACGAAAGACCAAAGTCAATATTATCTGGCGGCCGTTCTTCTATGAAATCATCCGTAATTTCTTTGAAACTCGTAATTGATTTTTTAGATGATCCCCAAGGTAATGTGATATGTCTGCGAAAGGTTGCAAAATACCTTTCAACCTCTGTTTATGAACAGATAAAATGGGCTATTTACATGCTTGGTGTGGAGGATGAATTCTTTTTTGGTAAATCTCCATTAAAGATCGAACACAAGGAAACGAAAACTGCTTTTTATTTCTATGGCGTAGATGATCCGCAGAAGCTGAAATCGATGAATATAGCAGTAGGTTATATCATGGCTCTATGGTTTGAGGAGTTGGCCGAGTTTAGCGGTGTAGAGGACATCGATATTGTGGAGGATACATTCATCCGGCAAGACCTGGGCGAAAAAGAAGTGAAAATTTACTATTCTTATAACCCGCCGCGGAATCCTTACGCTTGGGTGAATGAGTGGAGAGACGATAAGGCAGGAGATGATGAGTATTTCCTCCATCACTCAACATACCTTGAGGATGAAAAAGGCTTCTTATCTGATCAACTCATTCGAAAAATTGAGCGTTATAAGGAACAGGACGAGGATTACTGGCGCTGGATGTATAGCGGAGAGGTTATTGGTCTCGGGGATATGGTCTATAACATGAACCATTTTCATGAAATTGATCAGCTGCCAGAGGATGACGGACTGATTCTTATAGATATTGCTATTGATACCGGGCACCAAGTATCAGCAACAACCTATCTGGCGTTTGGTTTAACAAAGAAACAAAATGTCATTCTGCTTGATACTTATTACTATAGCCCGGAAAACAAAGTCGTGAAAAAGGCTCCATCTGAACTTTCTACAGAATTAAAAGAATGGATGGATAAGATAAGCCAAGAATACAACAAGTATTTCGACAAGCAGACGATCGATTCAGCTGAAGGTGCCCTGCGAAATCAATTCTTCAAAGACTACGGAATCAGGCTGCACCCGGTAGCGAAGAAAAAGAAAATTGACATGATCGACAACGTTCAGGACCTATTGGCTCAAGGGCGTTTTTTTGTGCTTAAAACAGAATCGAATCAAATCTTTTTGACCGAGCACAGGAAATACCAGTGGGACGCAGACACTCTTCAATCAGATGATCCGAAGATAATAAAGATTGATGATCACACTTGTGACGCCTTTCAATATTACGTTAACGACAATTTGCAAAAGCTCGGCTTGAAAAATTAGGGCGGTGAAACAATGATCAAAAAAATAGGCTCTGCATTAAAGGCGGTGATGTACAGAATGGGGTTAATACAAGGAATAAACAAGATTACAGACAGTAAAAAGGTAATGGTTACCGATGAGCATTATGAATACGTGGATACATGGTATGCCTTATACAAGGGATACCACAAAGACTTTCATGATATAACATATAAAACAGTTGCCGGTGAGAGATCACGTCGCAGAGCCACACTCAATATGCCTAAAGTTGCGGCTGCAGAAATGGCCCAGCTGGTGTTTAATGAAAAATGCTTGGTGAATGTATCGGATAACGCACTGTATGACAATATCAAAGAGGTTCTGGACCATAATAAATTTGGTAAGCAATTTCAACGATATTTGGAATACAGTTTTGCTCTTGGCGGCATGGTTATGAAAGTACATGTAGATGCCGACCAAATAAAAATTTCATACGTTGCTGCTGACGCCTTTTATCCTTTGTCCTCAACAAGTGACGAAGTGACAGAAGGCGTTTTTGTAAATGAGACAAGAAAAGGCGACAAAAAATATACACTGCTTGAATGGCATACGTGGGAAGGCTCTGAATATGTCATTACCAATGAACTTTATGAGAGTAATAACTCAGCTACATTAGGCATTAGAGTCCCTTTATCTATTATGTATCCAGATTTAGAGGAAGAGGCGAGGATTGAGGGGCTTACACGGCCTTTATTCGTTTATATTCGGCCCAACACAGCAAATAATTTTGATATGTATTCACCATTAGGAATTTCTATTTATGCAAATGCCCTTGATACATTAAAAACTCTGGATATTGCTTATGATAGCTTTCAAAGGGAATTCCGGTTAGGAAAAAAACGTATTCTAGTTCCGCAATCCGCGATAAAGACCGTAGTCGATCCTCAGAGTGGAAAAATGTCCCGTTATTTTGACGCTGAGGATGAAGCGTACCAGGCAATGAACTTTGAAAGTGAAGATGCAATAAAAGACATTAGCGTTGAGTTACGGGTGAATGAACATATTGATGCTATCAATAGCATTTTGAATTTGTTGTCTATGCAGTTGGGTTTCTCAGCAGGGACATTTACTTTTGATTCACAAGGATTAAAGACTGCGACAGAGGTTGTCAGCGAAAACAGTAAGACGTTCAGGACTAAAAATAGCCATGAAACAATAGTTGAAGAAGGGATTAAAGAGCTCGTTGATGTCATTGTTAATGTGGCTGAGCTATATGATATTTTTACAGCTCCTGATGACTATGATGTAACGGTTGATTTTGACGATAGCATTGCAGAAGATAGGGCGGCAAATGCCACATATTATATGACATTACAGAGCGCCGGACTTATTTCAAAGAAATATGCTCTTCAGCGAATCCTTGATCTAACAGAAGAACAAGCGGAAGAAATGTTGCAAGAAATAAAAGATGAAAATGCTACTGCTGATGATGCTTTTATGTTAGATACATTCGGCCAAAAAGAAGGTCAACTGGAAAAGGATGAGGAAGAAGAGGAAAAAACGGAAGAAGATGAAGTTGAATGAGCCTCACCCCACGTCAACTTGATCTTTTCACGAGTCCTTTAATTGAGATTTATAACGCTATGGAGAGTGAACTGCTTCAAAATATCGCTTCGAAATTGCAAACTGATGAGGAAGAGACATCGGAAACCATTCTTTCATGGCAATTTCAAAAGCTCAACCAGCTGCAGGCTCTTACTAAGGAGAATATTGAAGTGTTATCTGAAAGGACAGGGATAGCAGAGGAGACGATATATTCTATTCTTGAAAATGCGGGGTTTACAGGAATTGCTGAGCAAGAAAGCTTTTTACAACGTGTTGCAAAAGGCGGAAATTTAAAGCAGGCTCCTCCAGTTAAAGAAGACCCGACTATTATTGATACGTTAAATACTTACTATCAGCAGGCTAAAACAAAACTTAATCTCACAAATTCAACTATCCTTATTCAGTCTCAACAGGTCTATAGGGATATTGTAAATAAAACAACAGCTGAGGTTCTGAGTGGATTGAAAACGCATCAAGAGGCTTTGCGATCAGCCTGTATTGAATACAGTAAACAAGGAATCCCGGCATTTATAAGCAGGACTGGCCGGAAGTGGAGTACAGAGGCTCATGTAGGAACTGTGATCAGGACTGTTTCAAATAATGTAACTAATCAAATGCAAGAAGATAGATGCGCGAGCTACGGTATCGATCTTGTTGAAATTTCAAGTCATTCAGGGGCTCGCCCGAAATGCGCCCGGTATCAAGGAAAGGTATTTTCTTTATCCGGCAATCACCCGAGGTACCCGCCTCTCTCATCCACAAGCTACGGAGAGCCAGACGGCTTATTTGGGATTAACTGCGGTCATCAAAAATATGCCTATATCGAGGGTGTTTCAATACGCAGAAACAAACCCTATAACCAAAGAGAGAACGCAAAAGCATATGAACAGAGCCAGAAACAACGATATATCGAACGACAGATCCGAAAAGCCAAAAATGAAGCCAATATGCTTCGGGCTATCGGAGATGAAGAGGGGGCAGCTAAAGCAGAATTGAAAATCAGAAAAAGACAAGCTGCTATGCGTGCATTTATTGAGGAAACCGGACGCGAGCGCCGAAGATATCGTGAACAAGTTTATTGACTCATTGCCTTTTTAGAAGATTGCAGGCTTAAAAGAACAATCTTTTTTATTATGCCTAAAACAGAAGGAGGAACATATATGACAATCCCACTTTTAAAATTGAATCTTCAGTTTTTCTCAGAAGATACTGGCGGGGAAGCAGGGAACAGTGATTCGGTGGCTACCGACGAAACAGTTAATCAAGAAGGTAATACTGATGTACAGGCCAGCTCTCCAACTGAACAACCAAGTAACGAAGAACAAACTGATCCAACGCCCTCAGATGAGGATGTGAAAAAGGAGATCTTAAAATCACTTGGCTTTGAAAACTTCGATGAGGCAAAGGCTGCCGTTGAAGATCACAGAAAATACCTTGAATCTCAAAAGACTGAGCAGCAGAAACAACAGGAAGCGTATGAAGCGCTTGAGCAGTCAAATAAAGAAAAAGATGAGGAGCTTTTTAAAGCTAATGCCAAGCTGTCAGCTTTTAAAGCTGGTGTGAATGAAGAGTCGCTGGATGATGTTCTTCTGCTTGCGAAAGCACAGATGAATGATGATGTAGATATCGAAACAGCGATCAAAAAAGTTGTGGAGAAATACCCACAATTTACAAATAGTGAAGTAACAACACAGGTAGACAAGCCGCGCTTTTCTCAAGGGCAGCATCAATCCAAAGGCGGGAAAATGGACGCCTTTCTTACAGGATTAGGACTTAAAGGAGGAACTCAATAATGCCAAACTCTATTAACTATGTATCAAAGTATCAAGACGCTTTAGATCAAAAATTGGTGCAAGGTGCACTTACAGCAGAATTAGAAACGCCTAATGTAAACTGGTTGGATGCAAAAACATTTAAAGTTCAATCAGTGTCTACAACAGGATATAAGCCGCATACAAGAAATAAAGGGTACAACGAAGGAACCGTTACAACAACTGAGAAGCCTTATACTCTTGAATTTGATCGAGACATTGAATTTTTCGTTGACAAAGCAGATGTCGATGAATCAAATCAGGCTGCTTCTGCTTCAAATGTTACTGCAACATTCACAACAGAGCATGCTACGCCGGAGCTTGATGCATATCGTTTCTCGAAGTTGGCCAAATACGCTGTCGATAGAAAACAAATTGAGACGGGCGCTATTGACAAAGAGAACATTTTCACAACATTAAAAGCTGCAATTCGCCCTTTGAGAAAATACGGACCAGGAAACCTAATCGCGTACGTTTCGAGTGAGGTAATGGATGCGCTGGAACTCTCAAAGGATTTTACTCGTAAAATTGATGTGACTAATAATAATGGAACATTAGAAACACGAGTTTCTTCTATTGACGGCGTTCGTTTAGTTGAAGTTTGGGATGAATCTCGTTTCTATGACTCTTTTGATTTCTCCGAAGGGTTTAAACCAGCTGAGGGTGCCAAGAAAATTAATTTCCTGATTGTTGCTAAACCAAACGTTATTGCGAAAGCAAAATTCAATTCAGTTTATTTGTTTGCGCCGGGTCAGCATACAGAAGGTGACGGATACCTTTACCAAAACCGTATTTATCATGATCTATTCATGTTAGAAAATAAACAGGATGGCGTTATTGTCTCCCTTGAGCAAACTACTCCCTAATGCGCCCCAAAATCTATCGTTCACGGCTACGACTGACAGCGTGACCGTGACTTGGGATGCGGTAGATGGGGCAACTTCATACGACGTATACAGAAGCGGAAATAAAATTGATAACACGACTGAAACCACATATGTTTCTAGTGGTTTGAAGGCTGATACTCAATACACATTCGCTATCGCAGCTGTCAATGAAGTGGGCGCTTCTGATAAATCGGAAAACCTTGTAACACGAACACAAAAAGAACCAACAACTGAATCAAGTTCAAGTTAGAGAGGGGCAGCTTAATTATAAAGCTGTCTCTTTCGTTTTAAGGAGGATTTTCTCCAGTGGGTTATATTGATATTGATTATTACCGAAAAACGTATGTAGGCGAATCTGAGGATAATGACGAGGTTTTAGATAAGTATATTCGACGAGCGTCTGACCTAATTGATCAATTGACCAATTTTCGCATTAAGAATGGAGCTATTAACTTGGCGGCTAACAGCTTCATTGATGAAAACGTGAAAAAGGCCACGGCAGCTCAAGTGGAATATTACGTATTGAATGGCGGGGACACAATTGGTGCTTCAGATGATATGTCTAGCGTTAGTATCGGAGGGTTTAATTATAGTAAAGCGAATCCTGAACTCACTAGAAATCAAAAAAGGGTTTCACCTACGACTATAGCTTACTTACAGTTTACTGGGCTTTTGTATTCAGGTATTGAGGTTTTTACTCATGGTTAGGCCGATTCCTAAACAATTGCTTATTCACTCTGTGCAATACAGAGAATATGAACAAAATGAACGCTGGGGTGAAAGATGGCTTGACATTGTCCCTGTTATTAACGTTCTTGTAAAGCCTTCAACTTCTCTTACTGTCACAGCAACAGGGGAACAGGTTAAATCTCAATCTATATTATTTCTGGATGCCAAGTATTCAAAGCCGTTTGTGGAAATGAAAGAGAAATCAGAAGTCATTTTCAACGGTCGCACAATGAAAGTCAACAAGGTGAGCCTATTTTATACTTTTGATGGCGATCTACCGCATCATTATGAAGTGGAGTTGATCTAATGGCTGGTTTTAACGTGAATATTAATTTAAGCGGTGTTTTAAATGCTACTTCTGCTGCTTTAGACCACGCTCAAATTGCTATAGATCAACAAGTTTTAAAAGACGGTAACTTCTATGCTCCGCAAGATACTGGGGAGCTAAAAAGAAGTGGTATACGAGCCTCGCATCCTGGTTCCGGGAAAGTAATCTGGGATACTAAGTATGCAACCAAAGTATGGAATGCAAGGCGTGTGTCTTTAGATCGAAACCCAAATGCGAAGGCGCGGTGGGCTGAGGTGGCAGCTGCAGAACATAAAGGTGATTGGATCACAGTTGGACAAAATGCAGTTAACGCCTATTTAAGAAGGTGAAAAAATGGATTTCCCTGATCGATTAATTGATCATATCGAGCGAAATATGAATTTGTATAGCACTATATTCATTCCAATGCTTCAAGAAGGGAATAGCATTGCATTAACGCCCATTCCCTCATCTGATGCAGAAAATGTTTATTACATGGATGGCAGCATAGAGAAAACCTATCGCTTTCAGATCCTCGTGAAACATAAACAGCAATTCGTGGGCTATAATTCTTTACTTCAAATTGGCGAATTCTTAGCTGGATTGCAAGAGAACGAGGTTCAAAGTAGCGACAATTCATTTGAATTTATTAAGTGCAATATTTCTGCAACGCCTAATTTTCTAGGGAAATCTGAGCAGCAGGAATATGTGTATGCATCCACTTTTGATGCAGAGTTATTTATCAAAGCAAGGGAGGCAAAATGATGCCAGGTACTGATAGTTTTATCATTCAGGCAAAACATAAATTTGAGATCAATACAACGCCGGAAGCCACAGAACCAACATGGGTAAGAGTTGGAGCCGGCTTTTCATCCGTTGAACCTTCTCCAAATGAAGAAACAGATGATACGTCTTATTTAGACGGTGACGGAAACAAATCCACTACAGTAACAGGGGGACAGTTAACCCTTGCATTCTCCGGACATCGGAAATATGATGATCCAGCGCAAAATTTTATTGCTTCAAAAGCGTTGAAATACGGCTCTGAGAGGGAAACACAATTTCGCTGGACAGATCCATCTGGTGTAATTGTTGAGGGTGATGTGACTATGACTGAGATATCCCTGCCTTCTGGTGATGCGAATGCAAAAGGTGAGTTCGGCGTCACAATCGCTTATAACGGGGTGCCAAAAGTAACTGAAACACCCTGATGCGCCCCAAAATCTAACTTATGAGGCAGGTACAAATGAAATCAGCTTGTCTTGGGACAAAGTAGATGGGGCTGACTCATATGATATTTACCGAAGCGGAAATAAAATTGATAATGTAACAGAAAATAAATATCAATCAACAGGTTTAAAACCGGACACACAATATACATTTGTGGTCCGAGCTGTTAATGCTGCTGGTGTCTCTGAACCATCAGATTCATTAGTAACTCGTACAAAACCAGAACCAACAACAGAGGGCTAGCCATACGGCTACCCTTTTTTTATAAAGGAGCGGAATAACTATGGCTGTTCGTAAAATTGAAATCAAGAAATCCTATGAAGAGGTTGAAATCGGGGATTCTATTTATAAGATTCCTTTTGATGATGATTCCTTGAAAAAATACGAAAGTTTTTCAAAAGAGTATTATGCAGCTGTGAAAAAGCTTGAAAAAGTAAATGTCAATAACGCCTCTGACAAACAATTGGAGCAGTTAGAGCTTGAAAATGAACGGTTGACCAAACAAGCTATTGAAATGTTTTTAGGAGAAGGCACATACAGTCATATTTATGAGCAAGCCGGCCGATCAGTATTTGTGGTAGCGGAAATTGTATTTAGTCTACTTGAAGTGGTCGAAGAAAAGTTTCAAGATTTTCAGAATCGCGGCAAGAAATACTATACAAAGTAGTGAAGTTTTATGGACTTTAAGCTGACAGAAAGATTCGACGATCAAATAATGATTGGCGAAAATATACTTTACTTGAATTTATCCTTTGACAGGGTAATGAGGCTTTTCGAGCTCTTTGAAGACGATAGATTTAGTGAAGGTCAGAAACTTGATATAGCTTTAGAAATGTTTGCAATGAATCCGGAAATTTTAAAGTTGCTTGAGGTTGAAGAAAAAAATGCGGCTCTTGAGTCAATTATTTATGACTTCATCGGACTGAAAAAGCAGGATGACGACGAAGAAGAACAGCGGGACGACGATGCACCAAATAAAAAACTATACGATCTGGACAAAGACGCGGCTTACATATACGCGTCTTTTTTGTATGACTATAACTTGGACTTATTCGAATTACAAGGGACTCTTCATTGGAATAAATTCAATGCCCTTCTCCAAAACCTCTCAGATAAATCCAAATTTAAAGAGGTCGTGAGTATTCGAGCTGCTGAAGTGCCAAAACCGACTAAGCACAACAAAGAAGAACGAGATCGGTTGATTAAACTCAAACGCCTTTACAGTCTCGAAGACGAAGAGACACTGGAAGATTTGGAAACCAAATTGGACACTTATTTCTCCATGATAGCAAATTCTAGAAAAAAGGGCGGTGAGAGTAATGGCGGCAGCGGGACGAATTGAGATTAATACATCTTTAAACAGGCAAGGGGCAGAACGAGACTTCCAGCGACTCCAGGCTAGTATGCAAAATGGAGCTCGAAAAATGAAGAGTGTAGGCGAGACGATGAGTAAGGCAATTACTGTCCCATTAGCAGGATTAGGCGCGGCCGCCATCTCTTCAGCTAAAAGTGTAGGCGATGCACAAGCTAAAATACAGTCGTCATTAGGTGTCACTAAGAAAGAAGCTGAAAATCTTACAAATGTAGCTAGAAACATTTATAAAGCAGGTTTTGGAGAAAGTTTAGATGAAGTGTCTGACGCTCTTATTAAAACAAAGCAGAACATGAAAAACATAAATAGTGAAGCTGAGCTACAAACAGCAACTAAAAACGCCCTGGCCCTTGCAAAAACATTTGATGCTGATGTAAATGAGGTTACAAGAGGCGGAGGCCAATTAATGAAAGCCTTTGGTATCGACTCTAAAAAGGCTTTTGATTTGATGGCTTATGGAGCCCAAAATGGACTTAATTTCTCTGATGAGATGTTTGATAATCTCAGTGAATATGCTCCCTTGTTTGGAAAGATGGGATACTCCGCAGATGAATATTTTCAGCTACTGATAAAAGGATCTAAAAACGGAGCCTACAATTTAGACTATGTCAACGATGTCTTTAAAGAATTTCAAATAAGAATAAAAGACGGTTCCAAAAGCACCGATCAAGCGATGGGTGAATTGTCTAAAGGAACTCAAAAGGTCTGGAAAGACTTCTTGCAGGGGAAGGGTACCGTAAAAGATGTTGCGAACGCAGTTCTTCCCGAATTAAAAGGGATGGATGATCAAGTTGCTGCGAATAACATTGGTGTAGCCCTATTCGGTACTAAATGGGAAGACTTAGAGTCTGACGCGATGTACAGCATGGGGAATATCAAGGGGTCTCTTGATGAATCAGCAGGGGCAATGGACAAAGTTACTAAAGCTCAAGAACAGTCTTTTGGTCAGCAATTTCAAGCAACTCTAAGACAGGCAGCAGATGCTTTAGAACCCATCGGTAGAATTATTTTGGATATGGCTCAGAGAGCTTTGCCAATAGTCCAACAGGCAATCCAAGTATTATCTGACAAGTTTAAGAGTCTATCACCTACTGGACAAGCGGTTGTAGTCGTTATGGGTGGGATAGCTGCGGCAATCGGTCCATTGTTAATGGTTCTATCATCGATGTTGCCGGCTATAACGGCTATCGTCACCAATTTTGGGACAGTCGTAACGGTTGCTACAAAAGTAGGCGGTGCAATCAAATCGATAGGTACTGTATTCGGTGTAGTATCAAAGCTTTTTATGGCAAACCCCATATTAATTGCGATAACAGCTATTGCGGCGGCAGTTTATTTAGTAATCAAATATTGGGAACCTATTTCAGAATTCTTTAAAGGGCTATGGGAAGGCATCGTCTCGGTTGCAAAAACAATTTGGGATGGTTTAAAAGCATATTTTACTTTTCAATTCAACTTATACAAAACCATTTTCACTACAGTATGGAACGGTATAAAGGCGTTTGCAGAGGCTGTTTGGAACGGAATCGTAGTGGCGGCTCAAACTATTTGGGAAGGACTTAAATTATATTTTACAACTCTTCTAAATTTCTATAAAACCATTTTCACTGCTGTGTGGAATGGGATTAAAACGGCTGTAACTGCAGTATGGAATGGAATTGTTACAGCGGGTAAAGCAATTTGGGAAGGTTTAAAAACGTTCTTCACTAATTTTTTAAATGGTTTAAAAATCATATTTACTACGGTATGGAATGCGATAAAAACAGCAGTAACCACAGTATGGAATGGGATCGTTACAGTTGGGAAAAGTGTGTGGAATGGTTTAAAAACGTTCTTCACCAATCTTCTGAATGGATTTAAAAAGGTTTTCACAACCATTTGGAATGGGATTAAAACTGTTTTAACCACTGTATGGAAAGGAATTTCCTCTGTGGCTAAAACAGTTTGGAATGCATTAAAAACATATTTTACAAATGCACTCAATTTCTATAAAAGTCTTTTCTCAAGAATCTGGAACGGCATTAAAAGCACTGTGGTTAATATTTGGAAAGGAATATCATCTACCGGGAAGTCTATTTGGAATGGGCTTAAATCATTCTTTTCAAGCTTATGGAATGGGATAAAAAATACAGCATCAAGAGTTTTTAACGGGATGAAAACCGTGGTCAATAATATTTGGAATGGAATGAAGAGCTCAGCACGTTCAGCGTGGAATCTTATAAAAACATACGTTGTTAATCCTGTAAATAATATCAAAAATAAAGTGGTTTCAGCCTTCAATAACATAAAGTCTGGAGTGTTGGGCGTATGGGATGGCATAAAATCTGGCATTCGGAGCTCTATTAACTGGATAATCGGAAAAATTAATAGTTTCACAGGCGGGTTCTCTAGCAAGCTGAAGGTTTTAAATAAGATACCTGGCGTGAATATCCCTTCAATTCCTAAAATACCAATGTTGGCTACAGGCGGCCGGGTATTACGAGGTAAAGCAATTGTAGGGGAGGCTGGTCCAGAACTATTAGATGCAACTGGATCAACAACAAAAGTTATACCTCTTTCATCAAAAGAGAAGGCTGCTGGAATTTCCGGTGCGTTAGGAAATATTAATCCAACAAACATCAATAACAATTTTGATCTGTCGGCGATGGCTAAAGCTATTCAACAACTTTCTCAAGCTGTTTTAAATCATCCTATCGAGGTGAACATACCAGCTATTCGCACTGATCTTAGCGTAAACGGACGGCAATTTGCATCGGCAACACAAAAAGACATGACTCAAGCGCAACAGCGCCAAGCTTTTAGAGATAAGAGGCGGTACAAATGACTATGACATTTAACGGGGTATCAAAACCCTTTGTTCATGCAACGGTAGACACAAAGCGGCCGATGTGGGCGCCCGTAGAGTGGGAAATGGTTGAAATCCCCGGTCGTTCTGGCGCATATCTGAAGCAAAAGAAAATAAAAGCCCGTCCGTTGCCTGTTTCCGTGGTCATTAAGGGTGTTGATGACATGCAGAAAGCGAAAGAAGAAGTGGCCGAATGGCTTGTAACTGACAAGCCTGCCCCATTAGTCTTTCCTGATGAACCTGACAGAACATATTACGCCGTTATTGATGGTGAAGGGCAGTTGGACGAGGTTTTCAAATACGGAAAGGGCACGATAAATTTTATCTGCCCTGATCCTTACAAGTATGGTCCAGACACTGTTTTTGATATTCCGGTAGCGGGCACGACTGTAAAAACAAATGGCAGTGCACCGGCTTCACCCGTTGTAAAATGCACGCTTGCGGCTGCATCCACGTCATACAGCATTGAAATGTTGAATGATGATGGCAGCGTGTATCAAGGAGTGTATCTGAAATTCAACTTTATTGCGGGTGATTATATCGAGATAGATTTTTCTAAGCGACGTGTGACAATCAGCGGAATCAAAAAGAGTTCGGCCATACTTTATAAATCGAGATTTTTTCAGATTCCGCCTAAGAAAAACGTGAAAGTTAAGGCTAGTCACCCAAGCGAAATGCATTTAACAGAGAAATATAAATAGGTAGGTGATTATATGGCCGATATGTGGGTGCTAGATAGATACGATAACCCGTTGGCAATCCTATCTAGTGACGCGGAGGATGATGCATGTACCTTTCATTCTGATCAGTTTCTGGAAAAGTTGAATCAAGGTACAGAATTCTCTTTCAGTTGTGACGCAAGACACGAAGATAGCCTACATGTAAATAAATTAAACCAAGTCGTTTTCAGAGATGAAGACGGCTTTTTTCGTCTCTTCAAAATTAGAGAAATTGACCGCGGCAATGGAGACAACGGGGCAGAGAAAATCGCTCATTGTGAACCGGCTGAAATGGAGCTGCTTGAAGCTATTGTGGAAGACGTACGGCCAACCGGTAAAACGCAACAATATGCCCTGGATAGAGTTTTAGAAGGCACAAGGTGGAAGGGCAATGTAACGGCTCAAACGGGAACACAGTCCACAAACTTTTATCATATCAGCGCCTACGAAGCCATTACTAAAATTATTGAGGTATGGGGCGGAGAGCTGCGTTTTACTGTTAATTTTGATGAAGAAAACAACAAAATTATTGAACGTGTTGTCAACATTGAGCAGCGGCGCGGAAATGATGAAGGTGATCGTTTCGAAGTCGGCTACAATGTCGAAAGTATTACGGTCACTGAAATGGCTTATCCTGTTTCTGCTCTATATGGATGGGGCGGCAGCGTGGAGACAGAAAATGGCGGGGATTCCCGTTATATTGACTTTGCAGACGTTGAATGGAAAGTATCAAACGGTGATCCGGCAGACAAGCCGAAAGGTCAGAAGTGGATTGAGTTGCCAGGAGCAAAAGAGAAATACGGTTATAAAAAGTCTGATGGAGCGTTTATAAACTCTTTTGGCCAATGGCAGGATGAAAACATAACCGATCCAAAAGAGCTATTACAGAAAACATATGAACATTTGAGGGATACTGCTTCCAAACCTCAAGCAACATATGAACTAAAGGTCATTCCGACTGATCATATTTCCCTTGGAGATACCAGGACTGCTATAGATGATACACAAGCCGATCCAATACAAATTCAATCCCGAGTTATCGCCCTAGGATACAGTATTTCAAATCCTGCAGGCACAAAAACCGTTGAAATGGGCGAGTTTTTAGAAATTTATCAACCTGATAGGCGCCTAGACGATTTAGAAGATAAAGTAAAAAACATTGACCGCAATGTTCAGGTGACAGATGGCAGTTTCCCTGACATTATCCCTAAAGTCCCTTCTAATGTAACTATTAAGGGGCTTTTTTCAGGTACTAGCATCACTTGGGACTATGATCCTTCTTCTTATATTGCAGCGTATGAGGTTTATGGATCGCAAACGACAGGGTTTACCCCGTCAATCGAAAACCGGCTATGGCGAGGCAAGCAAAGTGGTTTCCTACATGAAAACGCTGGCGTTGATAATGTTTGGTACTATCGCATCCGAGCAGTTAACTATCACGGCAAAGCAAGCGAATTTACAGCTGAGTTTTCAGCAAAAACTCAGCGGATTATGACCGATGACATTCTTTTCGGTGCAGTCACAGCAGACAAGCTGGCAAATTTAGCTGTAACAGCGGACGCCATTTCCCGAAATTTCGAAGAAGCTAACATTTTGCCGGGATCGCTATTACGTTTAAGCGACATTTTAAGGGTCGATTCCAGAGTAATTGTCAATGAGGTAAATGGTTTCAATGAGTTATCCGTAACGAAAGACACAACAGAATACACGTCATTCGGATTTACTACAGGTGGTAGAAACTCACTTAAGTTAACGAAAGGTGAAACTTACACCTTATCATTTGAGTTGAAACGAGAAACATTGAATGACTTTTCATATATACAGGTCAGGTCGAAAAGTGGCACGCAGTACAATTTAACGAACAACTTCACCGATTTGTCGAGTTATCCAACTGATGAATTTGTAAGGTTTGATCTTCCTTTTGTTTCCCCAGCAACTCTAACTGATGGTCGCGTTTGTCTAGGAGGGAGAACACAAAATCTCACAGATAGCGCTAACTTCACAATAAGAAAAGTGCAGATTAGAAGAGGGAACGTAAGAATGTCTTTCGGATTCAGCCCATACGACACACAACTCACTGACGGTGCTGTTACATCTGCCATTATTGCGGATGCGGCTATCACAAGCGCCAAGGTAGCAGAGGCGGCCATAGGAACAGCAGCCATTCAAAATGCGGCAATTGCAAGAGCTCATTTACAAGAAGCTATCATTGACACTGTCCATATAGCTGATGCCGCCATTACAAGTGCCAAGATTAAAGAGCTGTCCGCCGATTTGATTACGTCAGGAACAATCAAGGCAATCAATATCACGGGTTCATTGATCAGAGGCGGAAAATTCCAAGCACTTAATACAAACAGTAACTTTGACTCTTATTTTGATGGTGACAAGCTATATCAGTACAAGATGAATAGCAAAAGTCAATATACAAAACTAGATATAAGCTCTAGTTTGATATATCAAGAGGCTGGGGCAGATTATTCAATCGACGGATCAAAGCCGGAAATTTGGCGAAGTGTAAGTATCGGTAATGGGAAAGTTTCGGTAAAAGGTTCAGGAGAATTTACGAATGCTTCCAATATGGCTGTAGTCGAAATGTATGGAGATTTTAACGGTGATGGGGATGGTATAGGGAAATTTGTAATTAGAAACGAAACGAACACAACTGTTCCGTCTGACATTTTCACCTTAGAGGGCGGGTATGACCCTATAGACGTAAACGATCGGTATAACGCAAATTATACAAACAGAGCTACCATAACAGGTAGTTCCACGCTATTGAGTTTGCAGCCTTTGAACTTCGAAACAGTTGTTAATGGTGGAATACGCATGAAATCATCAAAACGTACTGTTTTCGAAGGAGCGCCCGTTGAATTACCTAAAAAATCAACAATAATGCCGGGCGATGACCAATTTACAACGCAAGAAAAAATAGTTGGTGGAAACGTAACATCACTAGTCACAGACATTCATGGTGCGTTACAAAATAACTTGATGATTTGCATTACACAAATAGACGTGACTTTAGGCGCTTCGGGCGGGGCTTATGCATACGCCTATAATTGGTACAATATGGTTGATGGTAACTATCAAGGAGCGGAAAACATTTTCGCTGTAATGGCCACACCTTATGGCAAGAATGCGAATAACGTCACCGTTGGTATAATGAGCCAGAGTTCTGAAAAATTCGCTGTTCATGTAAGGGGGACGGGAGCGACAGACGTGGCGGCAACAACAGTCACAATAAGATTAGCTATATTCTACGAAAAAAAATAAGGGGGGATAAAATAACATGATACAAACTTTAAACGGATTTAAAAGCCCAAATGCATATGTCGATGGTCTGGAAATGTCGGAGACTGGTACAGGATTTTCGTTTTCTAGGTGTACTTTCAAACACCCGGAATTCGAAGAACAGGTTTTCCAGATGGAGCCTGCGGAGTTTGATGTAGTGGTACACGACAGCAGGAATGTGTTTTACAGCTTAAATATCGTATACGTTAAAGAAACAAAGACGGTGGAATATAAGCTATTCCGATTTATTGCTGATTCCGATGGATACCACCCTACCTACATCGACAGCACAGAGTATATGCTTATGTATAGCGTGTTCGATTGCACTATTACACCGTCTGGAGAAATAACAGGCACATTTCACGTCTATCCAAAAGGGGAATATCCGACACAGTCAAAATGAGGTAAAGGAGAAATGGACATGAAAATAGAACCGATTGAGATTCCTAGCACAGAACCAGAACCACAAAAAACAGAAGAAGCATTGCATGAACAGATTTTAAATCTACAAAGAATGTGTAATGTTTTAATGGTGAATCAGTCTTAATTTCGGAGGGAGGACAATGGAAGGACGGAGTGCATTTTACAACTTTTTTGGAGATTGCTGGAAAAATGGAACTGTTTTAACAATTGAGCTAAAAACACACGTTCAAACAGGACGAATTACACAAGCTGAATTTGAAGAAATAACAGCCCTTGAGCGCGGAAACGCTTACTGACCAAACAGAATAGGAGTGTTTAATGTGGAGGAAAATAACAGAAGTGAATTAGATTTAGAAACGAAAGCGGAGCTATTCGAAAGAAAAGCGGCAGGCTATCGCCAAAACTGGATGAATGCTGAAGATATTCTCATGACATATCAGTATATGTCAGAAAAAGATAAGCAGCTTTTAGCGGAAAAAGAGCAAGAAATCCAGCATCTGAAGGAACATATTGAGAAGTTAGAAAAGAACCTCAACAACTTGAAAGGTCCAGTAAAACTAAATCATCAGAAAAACTAAGCGGCCTAGAAGCGGCTTTTTTTATTTTGCCTCAAAGGAGGTGAAATCGAATGAAATAGATAAAAGGGGGGCGTACTAATGTCACAATTGACGGAGGTACCGGATGTGAATGTAATACAAAAAGAGATGGCAGAGTTTAAACTAGAGCAAAAATCGCTTGAAAGACGGGTAAGCTCTCTTGAACGATCCTCAGATAGACAAGATCAGCAAATCATGTCACTCAATGAAAAGCTCAACAAGATTGAAGAGAATACAACATGGATCAAGCGCACAATCACGGGCGCTATCATTACAGCGATTTCCACCGGAATTATAGGAGGAGCAATCGCTATTTTTTATACCGTTTTGCAAAAATAAGGAGGAAAACACAATATGAAAAACTTCGACAAAGGCACGGCCGTCCGGACGGTGCTTCTTTTAATTGCACTGATTAACCAAACAATGCTGATGCTTGGCAAATCACCTTTGGATATTACGGAGGATCAGGTGAATCAGCTTGCAGATGCGCTGTACACTGCGGGCTCTATAGCCTTTACTATTGGCACGACATTTATAGCATGGTTCAAAAACAACTATGTGACTGCAAAAGGCCATCAGCAAAAAGCTGTCCTGAAAAATCACAATCTAACCAAGTGAGCTGCCAGCTGGCGGCTCTTTTTATTTCAAAAACAGAATAGGAGAGATTTTCATGACAATTTCAGTGAAAAAGAACCTTGTATCAGAAGCAAAATACGCTTTGAAATGCCCGAATTACTTGGACGCTGAATACATTACCATTCATAATACTTACAATGATGCGTCAGCTGCTAACGAGGTCAGCTACATGACCGGAAACACCAGTTCAACGAGTTTTCACTTTGCAGTTGATGACAAAGAGGTTATTCAAGGACTGCCGTTAAATCGCAATGCATGGCACACAGGCGACGGCACAAACGGCCCCGGGAACCGTAAGTCTATTGGTGTTGAAATCTGCTACAGCAAGTCAGGAGGCGCCAAATACTATGCTGCTGAAAAGTTGGCTATCAAGTTTGTGGCGCAGCTGCTTAAAGAACGCGGCTGGGGTATTGATCGTGTGCGGAAGCATCAAGACTGGAGCGGAAAGTATTGCCCGCATCGTATCTTATCGGAAGGGCGCTGGAATGAGGTCAAAGCGGCGATTGATGCTGAATTAAAAGCGCTTGGCGGTAAAACATCAAGTAAGAAAACAACTTCATCTAAGACGGTGAAAAAACCAAGCTCAAGCAAAAAGAAATCGTCCTTCAGTCTGCCTTCCGGCATTTTCAAAGTGAAAAGTCCATTGATCCACAGCGATGCTGTTAAGCAGATCCAAACAGCGCTGGCGGCATTGCATTTCTATCCGGATAAGAAAGCCAAAAACTTTGGGATCGATAGCTATTATGGACCAAAAACAGCGGATGCCGTCAGACGGTTCCAGCTAATGAATGGATTAAAAGCTGATGGCATTTATGGACCGAAAACGAAACAGAAACTAGAGGTTCTATTGAATAAGTAAAGAGCTATTTTAAAAAAAGAGTGTCGTTTTTGGACACTCTTTTTTTATAAAACTATTTATTTTCAAAACGTTCTTTTTCTTTATTGATTTCTTCAATTTCTTCTTCAATCTCTTGACGTATTTTGATAATTGACTCTTTGTACCCTCCATTAATTTTTTCCCATCCTTCTATACTATTAGCAGAATGATAATTAATATTGTATTCTAATTCTATGTATTTCTCAGTTTGCTCTACCGGAGTTTCGATTGTCCCTAAAGGAATAAGGCCGTTATTATAATTATATTGCCTATAGAGTGCTATGTCATTATTACCGTCATATCTAAGGGACTTCGACCATTTATCATAGAAATCCATTAGCTCAATAAGCTTAATCTGTAAATTAATATCAATAATATTATCGAGTTGGCTCCATCTTTCCTTATCGAGCAATTCAACATCGATTCTGAATAATTCAAGGTTGCTTTTATCTTCGTCCTCTAGTTTTTCAGTGATTTTATTTCTTTCTTCAGATGCTTTTTCAATATTTTCTATGATTTTTTGTACTTCTATTTTGATCTTAACTAGCGCTGGTAATTGTTCTAGTCTCTTCTTAAACGCTTGGTTTTGTCTATCTGCAGTTATTGTCATTCTGGCAACCACAAAAGCTACAATGCCACTTAATATACCTCCGGAATAACTACCCCAAAAAGAAAGCCAGTCACCGCCTTTGTACGTAAAACTTGTTGTAAATTGAAATAATGTCATATTTAAAATAAAGGGTATTAAAAGTATAACTGCCAGAATTCCTATCCAAAATCTCCAGTTTTTCAATTTATGTTTTAAGTTCAAAATTAATTTCTCCTTATTTTATTTTACGTTTATTACGTTTATTATATAAAAATTTGGATTCGGATGGGCAAAATATATTTTTTACTCAATCTATTGACGGTTGTAAACAGGTATTGTATAATTAAAATATAGAAAGGAGGTGCTGAAGTGGACGAGGTGAGAAACTGGATTCTTGCTATCGCTGGTATCGTGACCATCATAAAACACATCTACGACATATGGCAGAAGGAAAGCGAAAAGCATAGCAAGAAAAAGAAAAAGCGCTCCCGCCGGACAAGCAAGAAGCGCTGATACTAGTGAGACAAGGGGAGAAATCCCCTTGCTCATACATTATATCACGTCCACGATAGTATGAAAAAATATTTTAAGCAGTACAGCACAGGTGATTTTGCCGTTTTGCTCATATTGGTTGCCGGGATCGTTGCAATTGATCTGACTGACGAGGGTATGTCTGGAAAGATTGCGCATACTGTATTGATGATAGCCGTTGTTATTACCTTGTTAAAAGGATTCATTATGATGTGGAGAGAAAGCCGACATGAAAGAAAGCGAAAAAATTAAGTTTATCCAGGAAGAAGTTTTGACAGCAGCGGAAGCGGGGGAGCTGCTTGGGATCACTCGGCAGCGTTTAAGTACCCTTGTGACTTCCGGAAAGCTCAAGCCGGTGAAAAAGGTTGGGACAGTTGCATTGTTTTTGCTAGGACATGTACAAGCCTTGAAAAAAGAATTAGAAGCTGGCCGGAAGAAGTACCGGCCGTATGATGAATGAAGTTCTCAAGACACAACATATAGAAGAAACCGTTAATTTATGCGTTTTCATCTATATGTTGTGTTTTTTCTTATTTTGGGGAAGATGAAACACCATCAAAAAATCAATATATGGACATTTTTGAAATAGAAATCTATATATTGATTATATGGGTAACTAATTAGTCTAAAACATTTATTGAGGAATTGCAAGCAAAAGTATTGTATAATTTGGATAAATACACTAAAATAAGGTTATAACAAATTTATAAGAACATATGTGCTTATAAAGGGGAGTGTCAGTATGGCTTATAATGTGCAGTCAGTTGCAAACTGGTTTCTGTCAAAAGAACCGATGACGCCAAAGAAGCTACAAAAGATATTGTATTATGCTTACTCTTGGTTTTTAACACTTGAAAACGAAAATCCGGAAGAGTTGGAAAACAAATTATTCAACGAAAAATTCGAAGCGTGGGTTCACGGTCCGGTAATTTATTCAATTTATGATCAATACCGTCATAAAGGGTATCAAGAAATTGAAAAATTTGAAGGTCAGTTACCAACCTTTGATGAAGATACTGTAGATATACTTCAACAAGTATGGGAAGTGTATGGGCAATACAATGGGAATGAGTTAGAAACACTTACTCATCAAGAATCACCTTGGTTAAATGCGAGAAAAGGGTATCAGCCATTAGACAGATGTCGAGAAGAATTAGAGGATAAAGATATTTTCGAATGTTATATACAGCGGGTTCAATAAAATGGCGAAACGCAAAGGAAAAAAAGTAAAACAAGTTTCAAATACTTTTGAACCTAAGCGTGCTGTTCAAAGTGGAATTCCCCCTACTAGGGGTGAAAAGTCTCTCACATTTGATCTATCCTATGAAAAGTGGATGAAGGGCGTTAATATGAAAAAGTTCACTAATAAGTTGAAGGATATGGAACAGCATTCATTATACACGCACGAAATTTTTAGTAAGGTTATCCCTAATGTTCATAGAAATTGGGATGTAATCAAAAAAAGCAAAGGGCAGGGACAATTCACACATTGTCATATACTGGATGGGGATAAAAAGCAACTAGCTATTCAAATTGCTGAGGAAATACACGGAAAAACAATTTTAGATGAAGAATCTGACTTTAACGTTTGGCAATTTGGAGTTTCTAACTCTATACGAATAATAGCTGTTTATGATCACCATAATGATATAGCTTTCCCACTTTTTTTAGATTACCATCATTTGATTTATCCGAGTGTAAAATATAATCAAAGTGATTATGAGAAATATGATTTTTGCCCTCATTTAACATATAGTTCTTAAAAGCTCACATTCTGTTGTGAGCTTTTATATTATCCACTTTTTCGTTAATTTATCCCACTTTAATTCACCTTTCATCAAAAGGCTCTTCACAGCTGCACGAATATCCTCTTCACTCTTTCCTGTTTTCCTTTTCAAATCGTCCAGAGTTGGGTTCTTTCCATATAACTGCATGTTCACTATGATCTGATATACTTTCCGTTCAAAATCAGTCATTTGATCATCTCCCTATAGGGGATTATATAAGAACGAATGTTCCGCCTGCAAATATCATGTTATTTTTTAAAAAATAACATGAAAATAACGAAAATCCCACTCAACTGTGAAAAGATGCGGTTTCTTCTTGGTTTATCTTTGTTGTTTTTTATCACGGAAACCCTCGAATGAAAGAGACTGAAATAACACGAAAATAGGGTGAATTATGGGCGGCATGATGTAATCA